TCTTTTATATTACTAGGAAGCATAGCTTTCATGCCTTCTACTTCTAAACCATATTTCTCACATACATATATAACTGCATCTATGTAATTAACACCTTTACCTTTTGCAACAATTTCTTCTATCTCTTTTGGTAATTGTTTTACTTTTATTTGAAAGTCACTGTCAGACAGTGTACCTTTCTTTACTGTTTGTGATGGCAATGTATCTTTTTCATCTAATCCTATCATATTAGTTCTGGATTATCCTTTACACCTTTGCTTTGTAATACACTTTTACATAAGTTTGATATGACAATATCCATATCATTTAAGTTTCTTGTTCTATAATAATCTTCTACTAATTGTAATATTCTTATTTTTTCTTTTTCAGGAGCTTTGCTAGTCTCCCAATAAGTTGTAATGTCTACCATTACTTTTTCTACTTGTGTTGGACCTATAAAGCTATCCATATTGACTCTCCTGTCTTTTTGATTGATATAAACTGATTCTTGTCTTAAGTCGTTCAACCCAATACTTATTGTTTCTAGCTGATTGTGTGAACTCTTGGATTTTCCCTTCATTAGTTGTGATAATGATTTTTGTATTTGCTGGAAGTATGTTTGTACGTTCATAAAATGCATAGAAATAGAAGGCTGCTTGTATAAAGTAATCTTCTATCCATTCCTCTTTTTTTGTTTTTCTACTAGTTTTAAAATCAATGACACTTATGTCTCCATCCATTTCAGCTATACAATCCACAGTACCTGCAACACCTAGGTAAGTACTATATAATGTAGTTTCTAAACACTTAACACTACGTATCCTATCAAGGGTGGGACGTACAGCTCGAAATAAAAGGCTAGGCTCGAAGTCTTCATTAAGTAAATATCTTTCACATTCCTTATGAAACTTAGTCCCGTGTGTAGTAGCTTGCTTACTAATTCTATTTGCTTCTTTTTCACCAACTCTTTTTTTCCACTCCATTAACTGGGTCATGTCTTTTGTTTGACCAAGTACTGTTGTTATTGATGGAAACCTACTCCCATCTTTATCTTCGTAATATCTTTCGTTTGGGTTCGTAACTTGTTTGAGTTTTGGAACCGTAATAAAATCATGTTTGAACTTCATCTAATAATTTTTCCACATCTTTTTCGTCTAAAATAGCTGATTCTAAATTAAACATATAGTCTAATAATACTGTCTCAACCAATGATTTTAGACCTCTTGCACCCACTCCCTTTTTGAGAGCGCGTTGAGCAATAATCTTTAAACCTTTATTTGATATTTTAAGTTCTTGACCTGAATGTTTGAACAATCTTGTGTACTGATTTATTACATTGTTCTTTACTTTACATAATATTTCTATTAAATTATCTTCAGTTAATTCTTGTAAAGGTGCTATTGTAGGTATACGTCCTAAAATCTCTGGTATAAATCCATACTTTTCTAAATCTTCTGGTTGCACATGGTTAAAGATATTAGGTTCTTCTTCTATGTCTCCTGCAAATTTAGCACCAAAACCAATACCTCTTTTACCTAAGTTAAGTCGATTACCAATGATTTCATCCAAACCTGTAAATGCACCACCAACAATAAACATTATGTTTGATGTATCTACAACAAATCTTACCTTAGATAACCCTTGTTGCCTTTCCATTTCAATTTCAGTGCCTTCAATTAGTTTTAGTAAAGCTTGTTGGACAGCTTCTCCACCTACATCTTTTCTACCTTGGACACCATCAGTCTTGCTGCATATCTTATCAAACTCATCTATGAATACTATGCCTGTAGCTGCAGCATCAAAATTACCTCTAGCATTTTGAAACAATCCATCAATTACTGTCTCTACATCTTTACCCACATATCCAGATGCAGTCATATTGTTTGCATCAGCTATGTAATAAGGTACCTTCATCATTTCAGCTAATTTCTTTACAAGGTACGTTTTACCAGAACCCGTAGGACCTAAAAGCATAACATTAGTTTTATCAATTTTCTTTGTCTCATCAAAATCATCTTCTTTGTATATCATTAGTCTTTTATAATGATTATGAGCTCCAACAGCTAAAACTTTCTTAGCTCTTTCTTGACTTATAACATAGTCATCTAAGTAATTGTAAATTTCTTTAGGTGTAGGTAATTCGAATTTAAGTTCTGTTTTTACAGTATATAGACCAAGCTTTTCTCTTACTTTGTCTATATTGTTTAGTAAAAATTCTCTATCTTCACGTGCTAGTGTCATTGATTATGCTTTCTATGTGATTCTTTACTTTCCCAATCCTCAATAGCTTTTTTGATACCTTCTTCAGCAAGAATTGAACAATGTAATTTGATTGATGGTAATTCAAGAGCGTCTGCAATTTCTTTATCCTTTATTTGTTTTGCTTCATCTATGGTTTTACCTTTTAACATATCAACAAACATAGTTGATGATGCTATGGCACTACCACAGCCATACGTTTTAAACTTTACATCTTCTATTATACTATCTTCATCAAGTTTTAACTGTAGCTTCATTACATCTCCACAAGCTGGAGCACCAACTAACCCTGTAGCTACGTTTGGGTCATTTGGGTCAAATCTACCAACTGCATGTTTTTGTGGATTTTTAAGGACGGATTCAAACCGTTCCACTACCTTATCTGAATATGCCATTTATATTAAGTGGTCTAGTCCCTTTGAAAGAGGGTGTAGTTTTTTTGCTTCTCTCATCTTATCTTTGAAACCTTCGGGTAATTTACCTCCGGAAGACGATGTCCCTGATATAATTTGTGGTGTAGATAAAATAAACTCCCAACCTGGATTATCTTTTTCCCATTGTTTTTTGTCATCATAAGAACACATAACATCTTGTGTTTCTTCAGTCTTCTTATTTTTAGCGGTATACATTGGCATCAATTTTTCCTTTTTTGTTTTTCGTTTAATCTATCTTGTAATTCATTATAAAACTGACTAAACTCTTTGTCATTTTTAAATATAGTAGGTTTATCCTCAGTAATAATATTGATTCTATCCCAAGCTTTCCTTGCTGACTTTAAGACTAATTTTGAATATTCCATTTAATTCTCCTTAAACTATTATACTAATTATGGTATAAATATACTATGCCACAATCTATTTATCAAAGATATGCAGAAGCAGCCAGAAAAGCAGGGGTTAGTAGGAATACTAAAACGTCTGTAGATTGGTTTAGAAAGCGTATTAGAAAAGATAGAACCAGTTTTGGAAAGGCATATGAATCTTTAAAAGGTGACGGTGTTGCACCAGGTAAACTCATGATATATGAGTACAACCCAAAGTTCAAAGATACCTTACAATATTATGATAGGTTTCCTTGTACTATGATTATTGAAATGACTGATAACGGTTGGTATGGTTTAAATTTACATTATCTCGCTCCACAAGTGAGAGCTAGATTATTAGCAGATACTAATGTAAAAACAAATGCTGGATTAAAGATAGCAAAAGCTATTGGCAATTCTCGTTTTGGTAAACCAGCTTTACATAGATATATAGCTACTCAGTGTGTGTCAAAGCCAAAGAGTGTACCGCAAAAGGATTGGGAAATAGCAATACAATTACCATTTGAAGGTTTTGTTAAAATTAACCAATCATCAGTATGGAGGAAAGCGAATGGCTAGAATGTTTAAGAATTATACGTCTCATCAGCCAACTAAAAAATCATCATCCCAAGGAACGGGAGGACGTGGTAGAAAAGTAAAAATAGGTATGTCTACAATGAACAAACATAAAAGACGTTCTTATAAAAAATATAGAGGACAAGGAAAATAGTGATACAAGAATTTAAAGCACAAGTTGCAGCATCAGGATTAGCCCGTAGTAATAAGTGGATTGTACAAGTACACCCACCAAGAGGACTAACTGCTTCTGGTAAAGCATTAGGTGGTTTGTTAGGTGGTAATTTTAATATTAACCTACCAATATTTGATGCAATTGATAATGCTGTTGGTGCTTTAAATGATATTGATATTAATCTTGGTGGTGTTAATGTAAACTATAATCCTAATATACCAACATTAGGATTTTCACTATCAGGAGAAAATGAAGGATTAAGAAAAATTAATATGTTCACATCTGAAGTCACAATACCTTCTAGAGATATAGCAGAAGTTGTAAGAAAAACAGAAGGTGAACAAAGGTCTATGGGATTCAAGCATATTCAAAACAATTTGGAAATGCAGTACTATTGTAGTGAATCTTTAGCTGAAAGAAAGTTCTTTGAAAGCTGGCAAGACATTGTTTATAGTAGAGACAATGTAGCAACAGGATTCTATGATGACTATATAAGTCGTGTAGAAGTAATTAAGTTAAATGCCAGTATGACTAAGAAAGAAGCTCATTATCAATTCAATGAAGCATACTGTAGTAATGTTGCTGAAATTGGATTAAATAATGAACAGGATATTCTTAAATTAGGAATATCGTTTAAATTTAGAAATTATGAGAGGATAGATTAATTATGGGCGAACTAAGTAATATTAAATTTACTACTCCAGAATACGATGAAATCATTCCTTCAACCGGCGAAACTATCAAGTTGAGACCATTTAAAGTTGGAGATGAAAAAACATTAATGATTGCTGCTGAAAGTAAAGACCAGAAGCAAGTTATTAATGCATTAAGGAATGTTGTCAATAAGTGTATAGTGGATGATGTGAATCTAGCTTACTTTGACTATGAGTATTTGTTTCTAAAAATAAGAGCAAAATCAGTCGGTGAAGTGTCAACAATAATGGCAGTTTGCGAAAATACAGATTGTGGAGAAAAAAACAAAATTGATTTGGATTTAGAGTCTGTAAAAATAAGTGAGGTTGAAGAGATTGACCCACTTATAAAGTTAACTGATGATGTTGCTATTAAAATGAAACATATGCCTATTGATGAAGCTGGTAAAATTGATGGAACAAAAGATTTCATTAAAGCTTTATCAAAATCCATAGAGCAAGTAATCAATGGTGATGAAGTAATCAATATTGATAAGTCAAACGATGCTGAACTTATTAAGACGATTAGTGAGTGGCCATCTACTATTACTAGTAAGGTTAGACCTTGGTTTGATAATTTACCAAGAGCTTACTGTGATGTAGAATTTACTTGTACAAAATGTGGAACTGTGAATAGTCGAAGGCTAGAGGGTTTAGAAAATTTTTTTTAATAGCCCTTTCACACATCGATTTAGCTAGCTATTATAGACTTATATTTGGTCTTAAGCAGCATCACCACTGGGGTGTAGAAGAAATTGAAGGAATGATACCGTGGGAAAGGGATATATACACAGGACTATTGAAGCAATTCTTGGAAGAAGAGAAGCAAAGACAGCAAGCTCAGAAAGCAAGACGATGAAGCATTCATTTGTAAGAAATAGATTAAAGACTATGGGCTTAATTCAAATGGCCTTGCCTATCTTTCTTGTATCTTATTTTATAGTATTTCCTATCAATTGGTTATTAGTTATTGCAGGTTTACTTACCGGTTATGTGTTTTGGATTATAACCATGGCTAGTTTTCATAGAATTCTATCTCACAATGTTGCAAAGCCGAATGATTATATCAAAATATTTTACTGTATTATAGGTTCCATATCAGCAGCCTCACCTCCAATAGGTTGGGCAGCAACTCATATCATGCACCATCAGCATTTTGGTACTGATAAAGACCCTCAAAATCCAAATGTATATGGTTGGAAAACTATGTTATTTTATTTTGCACCATCATTTGCTTTAGTGATGGATAAGTTAACAGTCACTGAAAAGAAAAAATTTCTATTAAGAATAAAGCATCTCATACGCGACCCTGTACTATTATTTTTTGAGAAGAACTATCTCGTTATTACTCTGATGTACATTATATTATTAAGCGTTATACATCCATCATTGGTAATCTACTTTTACATAATACCTGTAATTTACACATTGCTAGGTCATTCATTATTAGTAGGACAACATATTGAAGGAATTGACGGTAAGATTAATTTGATGTACCCTTTTTATTATGGAGAACATGGACATGATTATCATCATGAAGCGCCAGGTGGCCCTGACGGATTAAATACTCTATTAAGGAAAGCATTCAGAGCAAATGGCAGACGATAAACAAATAGAAGCATTAACAGGCACTGTAGAAAAGCTAGCTAAAGGTCAAGCTGACGGTGTGAAAACTTTCAAAGAACAAGCTGCAGAAAATACAGCTGCTAGAAGAGCTGCTGCTCAAAACATCAAAGATTTAAGAGCAATGATGGGTGATGCTTCTGATGA